GTAGCAATTTCATGAAACCATTCTTTCAAGATCAGATTAAGCTTTTGTGCTTCCTCAGTATCATTGGGTTCAACACGCAACGGCGTAGCTAGCAATGCATCAATTCGTGTTTCAACTACTTGTGCAATCTCATCATCATCAAGCAATACACGTAATCTATGACGAGTAATACCCGCTTTGCGCAACACTTCATCCGTATCCGGTTGCTTGCCAAAATTCACCAAAAATTGAGTGACTGCTTCTTGAGTGTATAAATTGCCATAAGACAAAGCCTTCTTTGACGCTTTGTCCTTTTTAGACTTTGCCATATGTTTTCCTTTTAATAGGTTCGACTACCTGCACCTGCAGGTTTTTTCCGTTTTCGCTCTCGAATATCACTAAAGCAAATCATCACACTGTCAGCACGGTTTGGTGATAATGCACCATCAGGCTGCTTATTCACTAAGATTTTGCCTGCACCATTTTTACTGTAAGTAGGCTGCGACAACTCACGCTTGAGCTGCTCCAGTTCTTGCTTATTGATGTCTTTGGTTGAGAGTGAAATAAGATTGTCTGGGTCATATTGCATACCCTGTAAGGCTCGATAAGTATTCTGGAATCTGATACGCAATGACCACCACATTTGAGCTTTTAAATTGGCAAAGAAGTCTACGTTTTTACGCGCCTCAACCATTTCCTTTTCAGGCTCATGCACACTGCCTGAACCCTTAAATGGATTGGCTTCAATTTCTGGTATCCCTTTTGCTTGGTTTTGTTCATTAATGACTCGGGCATCCCCACGCACACCGGCTCCCAAACCATCTGCATCGTAAAAGAACAAATTCAGCTTCAGATCCAAACAAGCATCTATAGCTTTCTGAGTGGTACCAAAAATGTCATCCCCCACACCAGACCATGTATCTAGATACTGCAAGACAATGCCATGACGTGCAGCAAAAGAGTTCTTATCCTTACCTTCATCCGCCACATCCAGTGCACCATTACGCTCACCAGAAGGCTGAATATCAAGTTTGATGTGAGAATCTACAGCAGCTTCTACCCAAGCAGATGGAATCAGCACACCTTCAACTGATGCAGCGTAATCAATATCAACCTCTTGAGCTAATACCACATCATCTAAAGTAGCTTTCTGCTTCTCATACCATGGGTAAATCAACTTACCATGCAGTTCAGCCTGCCAGTTCTTATCTGGATTAGCACGCCAAGGCATAGTAAAGACAGCGTAACGACCACTAAAACGATCTTGGTGAAACTTGTCCCCAATACCGTTTGGAGTTGATCCCTTGATGTGTACGTTGGTGTTTTGAGAGATTGCGGCGTCTACAGCTTCTTGTCTTTCTACAAATGCCCATTCGTCCAGAAAGTACATTGTGGTACGACCACCACGGCCAATGTTGTCACCAGCCTCACCAGTAACGGTTGCGCCGTTGTCTGGGTTAATGATCCGCATGTAGTTGTCATGCACTTTTTCGACAAAGCCTTTAGGCTTCATCCAGTCTGGCAACTTGGAAAACATATCCCTGAATTTGTGCAGTAACGTTTTTGGATCGCCTTTCTTATCAACCAGATCTTCTTTACGACTGCCCACACCGCCGGCAAAGCCTTCGACAAACAGCCACCGGTGCAAATAAAAGCCCAGGACTACATAGCTCATCCCTTCATCACGACTTTTTTCAATTAAGCCATGCGTTTGTGTGCTTTCGCGTTCCAATAGCCAATCAACCAGCTCAACCTGACCAGGGCGCAATACAAAAGGAATGTTTGCCGGCAATCCAAAAGGCATACCACGCGGATCATAGGTCCACACCCAATGATTAAACCAATGCGCTGGATCATTTCTGCATTTGTAGATTTCAGCCTCTCGACTTAGTTCATTCTGCTCTATCAGCATCCGGTAGTAATAACGCCGTTTCATTTCTTCAATGATTTCAGGCAGACGCGTATTGATCGTCCACTCTTTAATTAGTGGCGCTATATCTTCGATTGCGTAAGTCATAACTTGCCATTAATTGCTAAACGCGAAAGCTCTTGCGCGGATAGTCCGTTAAGCTCATCTGGTGTGAATTGATGCGTTGATTTAGTTTCTTGCTGAATAGGTCCACCGTCTTTACCGGTAATCTCTATTTTCTTTTCATAGTGGCCTTTGACAATCTTCTGCATCTGATCAATCAGTTTGATTGCCATCACCACGTTACCTTTTTTTGAAACCAGCAAATCACTCAGTATCTGAAGCTGCACAATATCGTTAGCACCTTCAATGTTATAGATCGGCTGGGCAATGTATTGCTTACGTGCTTCATTAAATAGATCTACAAATTCCTGTGATAAGTCAGCACCTGCAACTTTGGTAGGATCATATGTCTCCACTTGTTGTGGGGAAACATCAACTCCTAATTTTACCTTGATGTCTTCTACTACTTGAGTGGGGGTCATAAACTGGGCAAGTGCTCGAACTATAAATACTTTTTCGTGTTTTTTAAGTCTTGCCATAAATCACCATCCATCAAGGTACATCAAGGAAAGTGGGCAAAAAAATTAACCGATGACACAGTTCCCACAACACGCAGCAATACTTGTTTCAGATACAAACGGCGCATTCTTGGCAATTTCAACTAGACGTTTCACTGAATCATCAACTCCCCATCGTTTAGTCTCACCAAAGAACACTTCCACGTCATGACCAGCTAAGTAATGCTTAGGCAGGCCAGTCATATCGCTATAAATTATTTCACCATCGTCATCACGCTCTACACCAATGTGATATAGCTCATGCTCAATCAACCGGCAGAAATCCCGATCTGTTGCCTGTTCGCAATAAGTGGCATCTACAGTAATCAGATATTGAGGTACGAAACCAAACCAGTCTCGCATCTGTTGTTCCTGGCGTGCTTTCTTCCAGCCACCCACGTTAAACACGACCTTTTCACATTGGCCAAGCACCATACGTTTTTTCGCTATGGCGGCAGATGAAGCCCAGGCGAATGCAAGGAACTCTTCATTGTCATGAAGTAACTCTGCAATATGGTCATGATCCGGGTTATGTAGTTCACCACCTAAAGTAAGCCAATTCTTTACGACCCATTCTTTAAGTTCGGGTGCAGGTGCCAAGCGAATGGCTTCCTCTTCTTCGGCCTGATCAATCAGATCTGTCGGTGGGAATGGTCTGAACTGTTCCATGTGATGCCCTTAAATTTCTAAGCCGCTGTATGGCCCTGTTGGATGATGAGATATCTGATACTTCGAAGCGTATATACCGATATCCCATTTCTTCAGCATGGTCATAACGATCAATGCTCCAGGCTTTAGTCGCCAGCTTACCCTTACGGCCACCAGACCACGGACCACCCGCTATTTCGATCAATGTAAGATAACCAACCAGGTGCAAATCGAAACGCCAATGTTTAGTGGTTTTGAAATGAAAATATTCTTCATATTTGATTTCCATCCGATCAAGAATCTCTTTCAGTCGATCGAATGCTTCTAGGTATTTTTCACCAGCTTTGGGTAGTGGCCTGTTACGAGGTTTATTTTTGATTAGGTCTTTATCGGTTAATTTTTTATAGTGTTTTGGATCCATAATTTGCACCCGATAAAAAACCTCCCGAAGGAGGTTAATTATTTAAAATCTATACATTAGATTTAAGAACACTTGCTGAGTGGCATCGGGACCATTATCAAATTTCATAACTGGCATCCCATCATTATCACGCGTTCCAATAAATTTCGCGGAGGTTACTGACCCCAGCATGAAAACCTCAAATGCTTTTTTGTCACCCACCAACTCTTCATCTTCACATAAAGCGTAAACAGTTTGCTCAGGATTTAATTTTTGCAGTTCAGCTATTAACTCTTTTACTTTCATAGGTTGTTCAATTCTTTTTAAAAGAAAAATTTAGCAAGATTTCAACTTCTATGAAAGCATATTTCTAAGATTTTTAATTCATTGTTTCAGTTCAATCATAATTTCATCTATCGCAATCATTTGATGCCGCTTAAGCCCAGCTCTACTGAGGTTCTGATATTTAGACAGCTCAGCACTGCAAAATTCTAAGTCTTGTTTAGCTTGTACTTTGTCTGTCATGGGCACCCCAAAATAAAAAACCCAGCACTCAGGCTGGGTCTGTCATATTGCTTATTTTAATTGTTTATTTTACTGATGCAATGCCATTTCCGCGCTTTTGGCTAAAAATGCCGAACGGCTTAAATGTTGTTTTTTAGCCATAGCATCAATACGTTTCACTAAAGCTTCTGGCATGCTGATATTAATACGAACAGACTTGGTATTTACCTTTGCTGTATCAATATCAACTAACAACCAAAAACCACCTTCAAATCTCTCATCACTTAACCATTGTTCCGGGCTTCACGGTGTAGGTAACGGAATATCTCCACCATCAAAGTGAACTTCCACCGCTTCCTGCGCCATGCG